TCACTTGTGCTGGATAGACGGAGACTTCGCAATGGCTGATGTTACAGGGCCAAAATCAAGACCTAAAGATAAAAAGGCAGCGCAAGCAAAAGCTGACTTTAATAAAGCTGTTCGTGTAGTTTCTAAATCGTTGGGATTACCTGTTGCAGCATTTAAGGGAAAAGATGCCCTTGCTTCAGCAGTGCAATCCTTGTTAAATGAACGTGATAAAATGAATAAAGGTGGTATGATGGCGGGTAAAGCAAAAGCAGCAAAGAAAATGATGCGTGGCGGTGTTGCCAAAAAGAAAATGCGTGGCGGTGGCATGGCTAAGATGGCGCAGAAGAAAATGATGCGTGGCGGCATGGTCAAGAAAAAGATGATGCGTGGTGGCGCAGTTAAAAAGAAGTAATGAAACGTACTGCAATCAAATACTTTGGATGGGGCTTACTCTACGTATGTAGGTTCTTTAGTGGTATAGCCAATTGGTTTTGGAAGAAGCATAAGCACGTGCTGGATTGGAATGATAGGTAATGGTACAACCAATCGCATTTGATACCGCAACGGAAAGCGTGACCGTTACTGCTACTGCTGGTGGTGCTAGTTCTAATGTTGTATATACTGTATCAAACTTTCACGATGCTACGGTGGAGTTCCTGCATATCAGTAATGGTGCAGCTTCTACAGATAACGTAAGCATACAGTGGTATCACAAAGAAGACAACACATATTACACCATCCTAAATAATAAATCTATAGGTGGTAATGACGTATATAACATGATTACGTCAGACAGACTACACTTACATGCTGGCGATAAGATTACGGCATTTAATGGTGGTGGTAGTAATTTGGGTGTAACCGTTTCTGTAAAAGAATACTACAACCCTACCCGTGGATAATAGACATGGCACGTAAAGCACCAAAGAAAACTAAAAGCAGAGTAAACGAGTCAGGTAATTATACTAAGCCTGAATTACGTAAGCGTTTGTTCAATAGAATTAAAGCTGGCAGCAAGGGCGGTAAGCCGGGTCAATGGTCGGCAAGAAAAGCCCAAATGCTTGCGCTTGCTTATAAAAAAGCTGGCGGTGGGTACAAGACCCGAAAGGCATAAACTATAGATGCCTACAAAGTTAAGTGAGAACACTGAGGTAGCATTACCTCTACGTAACATTATCAGCATGGTTGCTGCTGCATCACTGGCAACGTGGGCTTACTTTGGCTTGATTGAGAGGCTGAACACGCTAGAAACAAATCAGACTATGATGAAGTCTGACTTGGAGCAGAACACAGAGTTTCGTATTAAGTGGCCTCGTGGCGAAATGGGCAGTTTACCTGCTGACAGCGAACAGTTCATGTTGATTGAACACCTTGCTGACCAGCTAGATGAACTAGCATCTCAGATTGATGAGGGTCGTGCGCCACATGACCAACAACAGAAACTAACATTGGAATTTTATGAAAAACGTATTAGTGCAATAGAAGCTAGACTAGAGATAATGAGAAACGGAAAAGATGGTGACTGAGACAATTACACTAATACTATATCTTTCCGGTAGTGTAGCGGAGCATACTGCTTTTGAAAAGCTGTCCAAGTGTTTAAAAGCTAAACGCACCATAGAAAGAAACTTGTACAAAGATACAGGTACTGTGCGGTACTCTTGTGAGTCAAAAACAGTTGAAATTAGTAAAGGGCCAGATGGTAAAAATTATATCGTAAAAATAGTGGAGTAAGCAATGGTAGACCCCATCACAGCCATTGCCTCTGCAAAGATGGCCTATGAAGCCATTAAAAAAGGTTTGCAGATAGGCAAAGACATAGAATCAATGGCTGGCGATTTGGGCCGTTGGATGAACTCAATCCACGATGTCAAGAAAAGCCACGAGAAAGCTAAAGGTCGTAGGTTTGGAAGTGTAGAAGAAGAAGCACTTGAAACATTTGCAGCTAAAAAGAAAGCAGAGCAAATGGAAGAAGAGTTGCGCAATTTTGTAAACATGACGTATGGACCAAGTGCATGGTCACAGATAATAAGAATACAAGGTCAGTTACGTAAACAGAGGCTAGAAGAGGAACGACTACGCAAGCAACAGATGGAAGAAATAATTGTATGGGGTATGATTATATCTTGTATTGTTTTATTTTCTGGTTTGATACTATGGGTAGCCGTTACAGCTTTTTAACTTGACAAATCAATATAAAGATGGTATAACTTAAACATGACATTAAAAGGACCACAGAAAAGTCTCAAGGCTTGGACCAAACAAAAGTGGGGTACTAAGAGTGGGAAGCCGTCTGGAAAAACTGGAGAACGGTACTTACCTGCTGCGGCTATCAAAGCGTTGTCACCGCAGGAGTATGCGTCCACCTCCCGTGCTAAACGAAAAGGAACTGCTGCTGGTAAGCAATTCGTCAGACAGCCTAAAGCGATACAAAAGAAAACCGCTAAATTCAGAAGAGGTGTGTAATGCTAACCGCACTGATAGGTCCAATAAGTAATATTGCCTCTACATGGTTAGAGGGTAAGGTAGAAGAGAAGAAAGCCCAATCAGCAAGTAAAGTTGCTAAAGCACAAGCTGAAGCTGTAGTGATGCAGAAGAAAGCTACAGGTGAAATTGACTGGGATTTGGAAATGGCTAGAGGTAGTCAGTCTTCGTGGAAAGACGAATGGCTTACTATATTATTTAGCATACCCCTTATACTAGCTTTTATACCCGGAATGGAAGAGGTGGTTGCAAATGGTTTCGCACAACTCAACTCAATGCCTGAATGGTATCAGTACTCACTTGGAGTTATCGTTGCTGCTTCTTTCGGAGTACGTTCGGCTACAAAATTCTTTGGTAAAAAATAATGATTGATTGGTGGAAACGATGGCTGCAATTTAATGTTACAGCCAAGCTGACTATGATTGCTTCTGTTGCAATGTCATGGCGTTGTGCTGAGTGGTTTATGAACCTAGAAGACCCCACAACACAGCAGTCTGCATTTGTTTCTGTTATCATGGGTGTTATGACAGGTGTATATGGCATCTATCTAGGCAGAGAATCAAAAGGCAAATAGATGAAATACATTCGTACACATTTAATCAAACAGCTTGTTAAGAGTGAAGGTCTGCGCCTAGAAGTTTATCAGGATACACTAGGCATTGACACAATTGGAGTTGGTAGAAATCTTGAAGACCGTGGTATTACACAAGAAGAATTAGATACTATGGACATACCGAACATAGAAACAGTGTATGAGTATGGTATTACCGAAGTTGACGCTGCTTTTCTATTAGAGAATGACGTACAGATAGTTGAGGAAGAACTGTTACGTGCGCACCCTTGCGTAGACAGCTTAGACTCTGTACGTCAACTTGTACTTGTAGACATGGCTTTTAATATGGGTGTGCCACGTCTATGTAAGTTTAAAAAGATGTGGGCTGCAGTACACGAAGAAGATTTTCGCACTGCCGCAAAAGAAATGCTTGACAGCAGGTGGGCAATTCAGGTAAAATCACGTAGTCATAAGCTGGCACATGCTATGCATCATGGAGAGTTAAAGTAATGGCTTATATTGAAAATGGCGTAGTATACGCAGGTACATATAAAAAGGGTTCTTCCCGAAAGCGGTTAAGAACAGCTACAGAACAAGACTATAATAATTCTGCTATTAAAGAGGTAGGACCAAGCGTAGGTGAAACAGCTAAAAAAGCTGCTAGTTCTGCTATGGGAGCAATTACAGGTTTCTTTGGTGGCGATGATAAAAAAGATGATAAAAAGAAAAAGGATAGTCTGGCCTCTAAAATAGGATTTAACAAAGGTGGTTATGCGGGTAAGTCTCGCACGGGACACACTGACTATCGCTTTAACAAAGGCGGCATGGTTGTGTCATCTACAAATAAAACGAAAAAGAAATAATGGCTAGAGAACTAAACGAAAGACAACAGAAGTTTCTTGAAGTCCTCTTTGAGGACGCTGGCGGTGACGTAGTTGCCGCTAAGAAACTGGCTGGCTATTCAGAGTCCACTGCTACAACTGCAATTGTAAAAGGTCTCAAGGAAGAGATACTTGAAGCAACGCAGATGTACATGGCACGTAATGCACCTAAAGCTGCTATAGCTATGACACACGCTTTGTACGACCCAACTGAACTAGGTATTCGTGATAAGATGTCAGCAGCTAAAGAACTGCTTGACCGCACAGGTTTGATTAAGACAGAGAAGGTACAAGTAGAAGCATCTGGCGGTGTTATGCTTATGCCAGCCAAAGCTGCAGTAGAAGACGATGACTAGAACAGCAGGGCAGTGGAAACTTCCACAGCCAACAGATATTAAAGACGAAAACGAATGGGTACAGATACCACGCATTGCACGTACTGTACCATTTGGTTACAAGCAGAATGAAGAAGACCCCGACATTCTTGACCCCATTCCAACAGAACTTGATTTGTTAGAAAAGGCTAGAACGTACACAAACCAGTACAGCTATCGTGAGGTAGCTAACTGGCTGAGTACAAATAGCGGAAGATACATATCTCACGTAGGTTTAAGAAAACGGTTAAGTAATGAGCGACAACGTAAGAACAAAGCTGCAAGCCTCCGCAAATGGGCAGATTATGCGCAAAAGGCAATCGCCAAAGCGCAAGAAATTGAAGAAGCAAGAACAGGCGCAAAAGCCAACGGTTGAGATAAAAGAAACTGTATCTGAAGCTGCTGAGTTTGAAAGCATAGAGGAAACAGCTAATGTATTATTTAAACCTAATCCCGGTCCACAGACTGACTTTCTTGCAGCAAGTGAACGTGAAGTATTATACGGTGGTTCAGCAGGGGGTGGTAAATCTTATGCCATGCTTGCCGACCCTTTAAGATATATGGGGCATCCTGCGTTTAGTGGGTTGCTTTTACGACATACAACAGAAGAACTGCGAGAATTGATATTTAAGTCGCAGGAATTGTACCCAAAAATCTGGCCCGGTATCAAGTGGTCAGAAAGAAAGATGCAGTGGACTGCCCCTTCTGGTGCGAGATTGTGGATGTCTTATCTTGATAGAGATGATGATGTCCTGCGTTATCAGGGTCTAGCTTTTAGCTGGATAGGCTTTGACGAACTGACCCAATGGGCAAGCCCCTATGCATGGAATTACATGCGAAGTCGTCTAAGGTCCACTGCACCTGACCTGCCTGTTTATATGAGGGCAACAACTAACCCCGGTGGTAGAGGGCATAACTGGGTAAAGAAAATGTTTATTGACCCTGCACCCTACGGACAAGCATACGATGCCACAGACAGCGAAACAGGAGAAGTACTCCGATATCCAGCAGGACATAGCAAGGCTGGAAAGTCTTTATTCAAGCGTAGGTTCATACCAGCAAGACTCTCTGACAATCCTTACCTTGCAGAAGCAGGAGATTACGAGGCCATGCTTCTCTCCATGCCAGAGCAACAAAGAAGGCAGCTTCTTGACGGTGATTGGGATATTAAAGAAGGAGCAGCTTTTACTGAGTTTGACCGCAACCTTCATGTTATTGAGCCTTTTGACATTCCTAATAATTGGGTTAAGTTTAGGGCTTGCGATTACGGTTACGGTTCTTACAGCGGGGTGGTTTGGTTTGCTGTGTCGCCTTCAGAGCAACTTATTGTATATAGAGAATTATATGTCTCAAAGGTACTCGCTACTGACTTAGCGGATATGATTTTAGAATTAGAGGCAGGTGATGGTAATATTAAGTATGGCGTTCTTGATAGTTCCCTTTGGCATAAACGTGGCGATACTGGTCCATCACTTGCGGAACAAATGGTACAGCGAGGGTGTCGTTGGAGACCTTCAGACAGAAGTAAAGGCAGTCGTGTAGCGGGTAAGAACGAAATACACAGACGTTTACAGGTAGATGAATTTACGGAAGAGCCTAGACTTGTTTTCTTTAATAGTTGCACAAACACTGTCTCACAGCTACCGTCCATACCGCTGGATAAGAAAAATCCAGAAGATGTGGACACGAAAGCAGAAGACCACTTGTACGATGCGTTAAGATATGGTATAATGTCACGACCACGTTTTAGTATATTTGATTACGACCCAAGAGGTAGACCCGGTGGTGGAATGCCTATTGCTGATGCTACTTTTGGATACTAAGGAATAGAATATGAATGAAGATGATATCATGATTGAAGATGACGCTATCGCGTTAGAAGACACAGATGATTCTGTTACCTTTGATGCTGACGTGTCTAAAATTATTCCATTTGTAATTGACCGATACAAACGTGCGGAAGACTATCGCTACCAAGACGAAGAGCGTTGGCTAAGAGCATATAGAAATTATAGAGGATTGTATGGCCCAGATGTACAATTTACTGAGGCAGAAAAGTCACGGGTATTTATTAAAGTTACCAAGACTAAGACGCTTGCTGCATATGGTCAAATTGTTGATGTGCTGTTTGCTAATAATAAGTTTCCTCTTTCTATTGAGCCTACAACACTCCCTGAAGGCGTTGTAGCTGATGTACACTTTGACCCTAAAGAACCACAGCAGCTTCAAGCAGAAACTTCTTTATCTAGCCCTTATGGCTTCAGAGGTGATGGCAACGATTTGCCACCGGGTGCTACAGCTAAGACGTTACAGGAAAAACTTGGCCCACTAGAAAATAAACTTGAAGGTGTACAGGACAAGTTAAAAGAAGGTCCGGGCAAAACTCCTACTGCGATTGAATTTAGCCCAGCTATGATTGCTGCTAAAAAAATGCAGAAGAAGATACATGACCAATTAGAAGAGTCAGGTGCTAATAAAAACTTGCGTAGCAGTTCATTTGAAATGGCACTATTTGGCACAGGCATTATGAAAGGTCCGTTTGCAAAGGACAAAGAGTATCCTAATTGGGATGACGAGGGTAACTATGACCCACTTTTCAAAACTGTACCACAAGTAGAGCATGTATCTGTTTGGAACTTTTATCCAGACCCAGATGCAAACAACATGGATGAGGCGCAGTTTGTGATTGAACGTCACAAGATGTCTCGCTCTCAACTACGTCAGTTAAAAAAGCGTCCATACTTCCGTGGTCAAGTTATTGATGAAGCTATTCAGTATGGCGAAAACTATACTAAAAAGTATTGGGAAGATGACCTATCTGATTATGCGCCAGAGCATGGTATTGACCGCTTTGAAGTGCTTGAGTATTGGGGTATGGTTGATACCGAAATGCTTGAAGAACAAGGCGTAGATATTCCAAATGAGTTAAAAGATTTTGATGAGTTACAAGCAAATGTGTGGATTTGTAACGACAAACTTATTCGCATGGTGCTTAATCCATTTAAGCCAGCTAAGATACCTTATCACGCTTCTCCGTTTGAGTTAAACCCATACTCATTTTTCGGTGTAGGTATTGCAGAAAACATGGACGATACGCAGACACTAATGAATGGCTTTATGCGTATGGCTGTGGACAACGCTGTATTGTCAGGGAATATGCTGATTGAGGTAGATGAGACTAACTTAGTACCGGGTCAGGACTTGACATTGTATCCGGGCAAGGTGTTCCGCAGACAAGGTGGCGCACCGGGTCAGGCTATATTTGGAACAAAGTTTCCTAATGTATCAGCAGAGAACTTACAGCTATTTGACAAAGCACGTCAGCTTGCTGATGAGTCTACTGGTCTTCCTAGCTTTGCACACGGACAAACAGGTGTGTCTGGCGTAGGTAGAACAGCATCAGGTATTTCAATGCTGATGAACGCAGCAAGCGGTAATATTAAAACTGTTATCAAGAACGTAGACGATTATCTACTGAGACCTCTTGGTGAAGGTTTCTTTCGTTTTAATATGCAGTTTGATTTTGATGCAGATATCAAAGGTGACTTAGAAGTTAAGGCACGTGGTACAGAAAGTCTAATGGCTAATGAAGTACGTAGTCAGAGACTAATGCAGTTCTTGCAGATTGCAAGTAATCCTGCTCTTGCTCCATTTGCTAAGTTTCAGTATGTCATCAGCGAGATTGCAAAGTCAATGGACCTTGACCCCGACAAAGTTACCAACAACATGAGTGAAGCAGCCCTTCAGGCAGAACTGATGAAACAGTTCCAAGCACCTGCTCAACCTGAACAGGGTGGTATGCCACCACCACCGGGTGCAGATGCAACAGACCCTACAGGTGCTGGTGGTGGAACAATAGGAACAGGACAAGTACCAGTTCCGGGTGAACAAGGATTTAGTAGTAATGGTGGACAAACAGCAGGTACTCAGCAAACTCAAGCCGATGGTGGGCAACAACCGCCAGTGGGAAGCATTCAGTAGCTATATAGACATGGCTATTGAACAGCATCAAAAGGTGCTGGAACAATCTGATGATACAATTATGATGCATCGTCAGCAGGGTGCTATCACAGCCTTACGTAAACTTAAATACTTACGAGATGAGATAAATGGCTCTTAACGAACAAATGAAGGAAGCTATACAAGCAGATATAGCTGACGAAAGTTCAAAGAAAGAACGCCTAGCAAAGCAAGTTGAAGGTTTAAAATCTACTGGCAAGTTTATTGGCGAAACTGCAGTAGAATCTGTTCCCGGTGTTAGTGAAGCAATAGCGGCAAGAAATGTATCTCGTGACATTAAAGAAGGTGATTATGTAGGTGCAGGTATA